CTTACAGTCGCCAACAGCTCTATAGGTTTCATTAAGTCTACCAAATAGGAATAATCCAAGCTTGTCTTTATTATAGACTTTAGTTTTCCTAATACTGTACCTGCTACTCCTTTTCTTTGATTTTGACATTTGGTGTTCTCCTAAATTATATTTCACCCTATATCACCTATTAATCGAAAAAGTCCATTTTTTCTTTTCTTAATTTCCAAATGTAATCTTTTTCGTTCTCAATTTCAATTAAGCAATTTTCTGCTTCTTCTTTATCCTCTTTATATTTTTCTTTTTCTTTATTTAATACATCTTTTCTTGTTTCGTATTGAAAATCAGTAATTATTTCACCAATTTTATTTACTTTCTTTTCTATTTTATCTAAGATATTTTCAAATTTATTTAAGATATTTTCTTTTTTATTCAGCTTTTTTTCTTCCATTCTATCTTCTATATCTTCTAACCTATGATTTTCATTTACAATAATTTGTACTTTTCCAATTAAATCAGCATTGCTTTTAAATTCATCAAAAGGCAATATATTTTTTATTTTTTCTAATGTTTCATCATTACTATAATCCATAATCTGAATACTCCTTTTCTCCATAATCTGAATACTCCTTTTCCCTAGATTTTACTTCTTCCTCTTGCTTTCTGTTTCTATAAAATTTATTATTATTGCACCAAGAACAATATCCATTTCTACATCTCGAGCTTACTGCTTTTGCACCTGTATATGGTTTTCTATGTTCTTTTCCGTGTTCTATTGCTTTATCTAATGACATCTTATTCCCTCCAAGGTATTCTTATTTCACACTCTCCTGCATTTGAAGGATTCACATAACTTTGATAGTATTTCTCAGGTTTCCAATATTCATAATACCTTTTACACTTGTTGGGACAGGTACTTTTAATACATAAAGTTATATCATCTGCTTGGGGTCTCATATCAATTACATCTCCCATTAAATCACCTACTTTATGACTTTCTTTTTCCTTAGAAAATTAATTAAATCGCCATTGCTTGTATATCTATATCCTCTATCATCTATATAAATAATTCCTATCGCTTTTTCGTTTGTTACCCCAACAACATCATCTTTTTCCCAATAAATACCTTCGTCTTTTTTAAAAGTTTCAAATTTTAATCCTGTATTCAAGTTATTCATATATTCAACTATTTGCTCTGCGTTTCTATTACTAGAAATTACTACATAGTAGTTTTTCATTATTTCTTTTATTATTTTAATTATCTGCAAGTCAATTTTACCGTAAATGCTTCCGTCTCTGTAACCGTTGTAACCCTTATGAATCACACCGTCAAAGTCGAATACTATAGTTTTTTTACCCATAACTAACACGCCTCTCTATCAAAATGTTCTGCAAGTTTACCATTTTTCATACGCACATATTTTGTTACTGAGTTATTATAATTCACAACAAAACCCTCTACATCTCTTCCAACCTTTTCACAATATTTTGTATATATTACATCTAATTGCTCTTTGTTTGGAATATTTCTTATCTCTGTTACTACAGGTACTATACCAATAAAACTAGGAATGGTCTGAGAATTAAACGGATATATAAATAAGCTATGGTCGTACATAATACTCTCTAACTCGAACATATTAGTGATTCTTGCTTTAGCAAACATATAAAATCTTTTATCAAACTCATCTACAGGATATTTAAGTTTTCCCATACCTAGCCACTCACCACATATCGCTGAGCCTTCATATAGTTCTACTTCTAAGACTTCTCTATTATCATTAAGCCATTGATACAAGCCTTTATATAACTTATCTTTATTGTCATCTAGTTCATTTAAACTCAATATGTTATTTCTCTGAGCTATATATACTTCATCATTAAATTTGAATATAACTAAATTACTTCCGTCTAATTTTTCAGTAATCTGTACTTTAGCTCCTTTACATATAACCCTTGGGGTCTTTGGATAAATTTCCTTTTTAATCATCTTCGTTGTCCTTCTTTCCAAAAAATGTATTTACTATAATTGCAACAATTAGGAGAACTATATAACCACCTATTAATATTAAACCAAATATTTCTTTAAAAAATTGTAATTTAAAATATGCTTCCATATAGCCTCCTAAAATTTTATATTAAACATTTTTTCTACTTTGTTTTTCTTTTTTAAAAATTCTTTTCTTGCCTGATTATTTGTTTTATATTTATTGTATTTTCTTATTGTTTCCATAGTATTTTCATATATTTCTCGTACTTTATTTATTTTCTGTTCTAATAAATCCTCATCTTCTTCTGTAAAGCACTCCATTTGACTTGCAAGCTCATATAATAATTCTACAGATATAGTATCTATAGCTTGTCTCATACCTTCTCGCATATCATTGTTAAAATCTGTTATAAGCTTCTGATATTTTAAATTAAATTCATCTGTAAGCTCTCTTTCTGTTCTTTGTATAGCAATTCTAATTCCTTGTTTATATTGTTCAGGTGTCATATTTTGGTAAAGATTATCTATATTAAAATTAGTCATATTTTTTTGTATTTTTCTAAGTGGACTACTCATCTATCCTCCTTTTAACAAGCAAGTAGAGCTTTTTCTTCTACTATCCTTATAACTTTAACAGCTTTAACAGTCTCTAAATTATTTAACCATTTAATATCATCTATTTTTTCTATTTCTACCTCAATAATTACTGCGTCTGAGTTTTTGTAATAATGATGTCTTCTAGCCTCACTGATATTTTTACAAGTATAGATACCGTCAGTATCTGATTCAGCTTCAACTCTTTCACCAATTTTGTATTGAAAATCACTATGTCCGTTTTCATATTTATAGTAGCTTACCAATGTGCCGTCAGGCTTTTTCTTAACTACCTTATATCTTTTGATAGGTAATTTTATAAAATTCTCAGCTAGTACATTTTCATATACTGCTTTTTCTTCATCTGATAATTGTTCATAATTAAATTGGCTAATGTGATTACCCAGTTTTTTATAAGTCCAGTCATTAAACTTTGTATAAGGAATTTTAACTCCTAAAATTTTACATAAATGTGTAGCATAATCTTTAAACTGATAACTATTTTCTCTTTTACATTTGTCTAAATCAACTTCTTCTATCTTGTCTAAAAGCTCTATAGCAGTTTCAATATTAAATTCTTTATTCTCAAATTCTTTTTCATCAAATAGTAAGTTGAATCTTTCTCCATACATACCACCAGTTTGTTTTTTAAACTCTTCTAAAGAATTAATATTTAGCTTATTTACTGTAAGCATAAGTTTTATATATTCGGGTTTACTTATCTTGTAGCCTTTATTCTTATATTTTTCTATTCTAAGAGCTGATATAAGAGGAAACTTAGTTTTACTATTAAATTTAAGTATTCTTTGAGCATTATGTTTTAAAAAGTCTCTATGTAAAATAAATTTTTCTGATTCAAAATCAAATGCTCCCATACATACAGTAAAATCAAAACAATTAAATATTTCTTCTGCATTTTTAAAGAAGTCAAAATATATACATTGTAACCATAATCCTGATTCTGTATCTTGGAACAACATTGCTTTGTCAGTTTCTGACCTGATATAATCTCCTTCTCTTTGTGCCATAAAATTAAATGCGTCTTCATTACTCTTAAAATAAATATCTACATCATTTATATCTCTTCTAGTGAATATAGAAGTTATCATTCCACCTGCAACTATTGCTTTACATTCTTTAAGCTCATCATAAAGTTCTTGTCCTAAATAATCTTTGATTCTGTTTTTTTCATATTCAAACTCTTCTTCATAGCTTTTGTCTATAATCTTATTTATTTCTTCTTTTATTTCTGATTTATTCATATTAGCCTACTCCTCCACTTCCTGATTTTGTTTAAACTTTTGATAGTCTTCCTCACAGCAGTAGCCTAATCCCATAAATTCACTCATTGCATAATTGTATAAAGTTTCGTTACAGCTTCTTAAATAATCCATAACATCATTTATTTTTTCAAAAAAATCTTCTCTATCCATTTTATAACTTAACCTACCTTTTTATTTAATTCCCAAAGTTAAACATACTCATCATATTTTGACCTAAGCTTGTTGTTGGTAAAGCTCCGTTCCATTTATTTATTAAACTTTGCTTTACTTCTAATTCTTTAAGTCTTAATGTATTTTCTGTAATTTGACTGTTTTGTAGTTCCATAACTTTAGCGTCTTTTTGAGCTATTTCGATTTCTTTCTGATTTTGAATTTTTTGTTTTTCAAGCTCTGCCTGAGCTGTAATTACTTCTTGTTGCTTAACTGCTTTAGCCTCAATAGCTTGGTCGTATTGTTCTGAAAAATCAATGTTAATTACATTAAATTCAGTAATTGTAAATCCTCTATCAGCGATTTTTTCTATTACACCCTCTTGTATCTTATTAGATACCTCAGCTCTTCTTGTAATAAGTTCTTCTGCTGTATACTGAGCCATAGCTGATTTTATAGATTCTAGTAAAGAAGGATTAATTATAACATCTTCAAATTCAGTTCCTACTTCCCTATATAATTGATTTGCTGTATCTTTATTTACATTGTAATTTACAGCTATTGCTATTTTTACTGTTTGCATATCTTTTGTAGAACCTTCTGATTCTGATTCTATTTTCTTTGTCTTGCAGTCAATTTTGACTATTTTCTCAATAAACGGTGCTTTAGTATTAAAGCCTTCTTGTATCACATCATCTTGTACTTTTCCGAATCTTGTCTTAACTCCTACAAAACCTGTAGGTACTGTTGTAAAAGAACTGAATAATGTTATTAGTACAACTACTAAAACAAATATACAGATTCCTGTTATAATCTCTCTCATAGATTAATCCTCCTTAAATAAATCTTCTTCAAGCCTATCTTGTACTTCGTGTTCTACTATGAACCAATACCAAAAGTCATCATTCATTTGTTATCTCTTCAATGTCAAAATAAATATTGTCATCTTTTTTCTTTTGGTTTAACATATCTTTTGCAGATTTAGCTTTATCCTCCTCATAAATTCCTGCCATTTCTTCAACTAATGCAGGATAAAAGCTTACTCCGTCAGTTCCAAATAGCAGAGCGTGTACATATAACTTAAAGTCCTCTTTCTTGTCATACATATATATTTTATAAGTTTTCATAACCTAACCTCACTTTATAACAAGGCTTAACTAGAATCGCCAAGATAGAAAGAATACATTGTAAATAAACATATTTCTAAACTTTTTTATTAAGCATAAAATAATTTATATATAAACCTATCTAGTATCAGATTATACCAATAATATAGGCTTAACTAGAATCGCCCTTGGAACAGATTAAAACACAATAAATGCGTAAAATTGCTATTAAATTTTTAAATCTATATATAAACATATCTAGTATCTGCTTATATCTATATATTATCTATTACACCATTTATAAGGTCTGATATTTTTTTAATGGTGTCTTTTCCAGTTATCATTAGTTTTTCAGCTATATAGCTTTCATCAAGTTCATTTGCTCTATTAACTTTAAATCCAAATGTTGTGCCACCTACAATGGATATAAATAATTCATTGTCTCCGTGCAAACCTCTTTGAAGTGTACCTATCTTTATAGGCTTTAAAGTAAATAAAATATCGTAATGAGTACCTTGTTCATCAGTCCAACCTATAATACAATTTTTACTTGTTCTTAAAAAATAGGCGATTTGTTCATAGGTCTTAGTGCCATTAATTACTTCACCCCATTTATCTAAATTAACCATTTATTCAGCCCCTTCCTTTAATTAATTACTATGTTTCAATATATGTACCAGTATGGTTTGATTTTCCCTCAGGTATTTCCGATATATTTTTTACTTCGTAAACTTGTACAATATCTATTCTGTATTCAAAAGCGTCGTCATTTCCACAAGTAATATATACTGTACTATCAGGGTCGGCTTTTTCTAACATTTCAATTAGTTCCTTAACTTTCATACTCTTCATTTTCCTCTTCATCATCAATATATTCATCAAAACCTTCTGTCTTATCTTCCCAGTATACTAAGCCCATATTTCTTTTATCGTTTCTCATTTTTTCAGCGAAAACTTTTGAGCCTTTTCTCATATTTTCTCTTACCATTTTTCTGTATTCTGTATAAATATAAACATAATCTTTTCTTGCGTTTCTGTTATATAGCCATTCTAATGACCTCATACAATTATTCATACAGTCAAATGGTGGCATAAGTGAAGAGTAAACAGCTATTTTATTAAATAGTTTTTCTCTATCTACTGTCCCAATATTTAAACAAGCAATAACTGCTATTTGGAACATTGTTTGACTTCCTGCTAAATCTTTATAGTTAATATGTTCTTCTAGTTGTCTTATAAAAGCTAACTTTTCTCTTGCTTGTTCTTTTTCTTCTTCTGATACTTCGAACACTCCTTGTCTAATTCTTTCATTCATTGAAGAACCTCCAAGACCTGCTCCATAAGTACCTTTAATAGCTGATAAAGTAACCATTAAACTAAATCTAAATTCTTCAAGCAATAGTTTAATTCTTATGTAATTGTCATTCCCTTGTTCTGCGTATGAATCAATATAATCAGTAATCTTCCAGTTAGTATTATTAATATTCATACTTACACATTCTTTAATTCCTATACCTTCGTGTACTATGTAATCTACAGGTAAATTTAATTTCTTTAAAGCTTCTAATCTACCTTGTCCGTCTATTACTTCCATATTTTCATTTACAATAATTGGAGATGTAATATAGCCAACATTTTGGATAGAATCCACTATTTTTCTTACTCTCTTTGCTTCTACAGCTCTATTACCTGCTAATCTTCTAAAAATGCTATAATCCTTTGTAGTTTTTAATTCTTTTGTACCAGTTTTTAACTCAACCACTAAAAATCACTCCTTTTAATTTATTTATAATTTAATCACTCCTGCAAGTGATGAAATTATCACACTTATTTACACCTTCAAAATCTTCAAGTTCTAATTGATTACAGCCTAGACAATAAAGGCATATCCCTTTTAATTTCTTATACTTCATCTAATAACACACCTGATTCTTCAATTATTGCTAACAACTGATACATCATATCTGTTGATATTTCTACTCCTGTTCTCATTTCCTCAGGAAGTAGTTTGTTTTCTTTTGCTGTTATATTTGTTAATTTCCATACATAATCGACTAATTCTTTATCTGTCATCTATACTCCTTTTTGTTGTATGAAGAGGCTTAGCTAGAATCACCTCTTTATACTATATTTTAATTATTTTGTCGTATTAGGATAACAATATTTTTTGAAAAACATCAGAACATTACATTCTTTTCTTTATCTAGCAAAGCTACCTATCTTCTAATTTCCTACCTGAGTAATATTCATTGTACAACTCTATCCAACTGTCTAAAGGCATTGTAACGAGCCACCTGCCTCTATTTTTCCTATGAAATACTGTAGGTAATGCTCCTCCGTCAGAATCTCTTATAGCTTGTACAACAGCCTTTTCTACATTTAATTTTTCAACTCTTTTGATTTCAGGGTGTATATAGTCAAGTCCTATTACATCAGGCTGTCCTTCTTCGGCTTTTCCGTTATATTGAACACTTCTTTTTAGGTCATAACCATATTCCCTCATAATTTTACAAAATTCTAACTCACCTGCTTTACCTTTTAACTTACTATTAATCGGCATAGCATAATCTCCTATTCTTCTTCTTTAATTTCATCTAAAAGCATATAACCAGTCCCTCTTATTCTTGATATTAAAAGTCCTGTTTTTTCTTTAAGTCTATGTATCAATACTGATAAGTTGGTTCGAGAATATGTGTTTCCGTCTCCATATAAACATTTTAATAGTTCTTCATCTGAATGTACTTTTGTGTCTTTAAGTACACTTAAAATTAATAGTTCGCTTTTTGTAAGAGAAAACACTTCTTTTTTTCTCTTAATAATCCTTCCTTTTTCATCTAAAGTAAACATTTATACCTCAACTTTCTATCACCTAAGTATCATTTGTTGTATCAAATTCTTCTAAATCTTCATCAATTAAATCTATATATTTATTAAATAGTTCTTCAATTTGATAAGGATAATCACCAATATTTAATAATCTTTCAGCCATTTCTCTAAGTGCTTTTAGAGTTGCAATAAATAAAGCAAAATTAGCTTTTTCTTGTCCTTCTGCTAAAGTAGTTATAATTTGAGAACTATAAGTATCATTATCAATATCAGTAATAGTTATTTGAGTTCTAATACTCTTTTTGGTTGGTAAATTATTAATAAATTCATCTTTAATTTGTTTATGTAATTCATCTTTATCTACAGTAATTTCAACTTTACTTTCTTCAACTGCCTTAGATGTATAATCAGTTACAATAGGTTCTTCAACCACATCAAGCATTTCTTTGCTAAAACAATAGTATTCAGGTTTATATCCTTCCTCTATTCCTACTAATCCTGCCAAAAATGTAAGCAAACCTATACTATTAAATTTAAAATTTTCTATTTGATATATATTTTCTGATGTAACTCTGCTAGGTTTAAATATATTAATAACTTTTCCAATATGACCTCTAAAGTCCTCCATTTCGTCTGAAAAATAAATATCTCCATATCTTTTATTAATTTCCAAATCATCTTTTACCCTAACTATAGTTCCTATTTTTATTTCTTTCATCTTAAACCTGCCTTCCGATTAATTTACTTATTTGTGCTTTTACCTCGTCTATATTTATATTTTTAGCCTTTTCTTTTTGCCTTTGTCTTTTAGCTCTTAATTCTGCTTCTGTAAGCCCCACTTCATTAAAACTTGGAAAAGTCATATATGGAGTTGCATTAGTACAATTGCATTTCGCTGTATATGTATATGTGTAGTCTCCTTCTTTCTTGTAGTAAAGAATAAAACCTTTTCCGTTGCATATATCGCAATGTACTTTTTTCTTTAAAATTTCTGTAGGTGGTAAATAACCTGTTTCTCTGTCTAAACTAATTACTTCTGATAAACTTGGAAAATATTTACTTGTACGATATATTTCACTTATAAGATACTTAAATCTTGTAATACCTATATCTTTTAGAGATTCATACCATATTGTTTTTTGCTCTTGTGTTAATTCTTTTTGATAAAATCTTTGTACTTTCTCTATCTCGTTTATAAATTCCTGATTAGTCATCAGGTACACCTCCTGTCATTTCTAAAAACTTTCTTCTTTCTTCCTCTTCGTGTACTTTCCATTCTTCTTCTGTCATTTCTTTTATAGTCTTAGGTTTTTCTCTTACAGGTTGTTTAAATTTATTCCAAGTAAGTAATTTCTGTTTCCAGTTTTTTACTTTATTGCCTTTAGAATCTATCCAGTTACCTACATCAAAATATTCAAAGAACTGTTTACCGTCTACTACTAAGTTTTTCTCTTTGATATATTCATTTATTTCTTCTAAAGTAGGTGGCGAAAAACGGCTTTTCTTTATAGTAATAGTATTTATACTATTACTATTTCTTTTTATTAATCTTGTATTATTAATACTTGTATTATTCTCTTTGACTTTTTCGTCAATAGGGTATTGATTTTTTTGAGGGGAGGGTATTGATTTTTCTGTCAATAGGGTATTGATTTTTTTGTCAATACCTTCCGCTATTCTTATAACTCTTTTAATAATTTCTTTTTTATCGTTTTTTATAATCTCAATTGTAAGATAATTACATTCTTTTAAATGACTTATCCACCTGCTTATAGTTTCTGTAGATACATCATATAGTTCTGCAAAATAATTATTGTTAGCCCAACATTCACCAGTAGCATTTGCAAGTGCTGTAATTTCACTATATAATAGCTTTTCATTTGGTTTTAACCTCTTATCATACCTAACATTAGCAGGAAGAATCGAATAATAATTTGGTCTATCTTCCATAAAAACCTCCTAGAATGGTAATCCGTCATCATAAGTTTCCCCTGCATTTAATGATTCAAACCCTTGCATTTCTTCTATGTAATCAAAGTCTGAAATTACAAGTTTTACAACAGATTCGTCAACTTTTACTTTTGCTCCTGTATTTTTGTCGACTTTATCTGTGGTCTGAGTATTAAATGCTAAAAATCCGTTTTTAATGTCGATATATGAATTATCATCTATAGGTTTGTTTTTAGCTTCCTTGATAAGATTAAGAAAAATTGTCATAAACTCTTTTTCTCCGTCTTGTCTTGTATTTACTAAAGTAGTTCTATAAGATACACTTCCAGTAATTTCATTTACTTTTGCTCTTACTTTAATTTTTCCTGATATATTCATTTTTCTACTCCTTACTTAAAATTGATACAGCTTCTAAATATTGTTCGGGTGTCAACTCTTCAAAAGATTTAACTTTAAAATACTTTAACATTTTAGGCTTTCTATCTTCTGAAACTGCCTTTTGTAAGAAGTTTACTTCTTTCTCTGTTACCTTATCACCTTTAACTAATACCTTAGCTTTATCTTCTTTACTATCTGTTTTTATAGGTCTTGTAAGACTTGCTCCGTCATCATCTTCGGTTGCTAGTCCAAAAGCCATTAGTAAAGAGTATCTTCTTGCGTATGTCAAGGCTGAGCCTTGTTCCTGAGCAGGATTCTTAATTCCTTGTAAAGTAGCGTCTACTACCTTAGAACCTTGTAACCACTCATCTTCCCATTTTTTGTCAATGTACCTTTTAGTCATAATGTAATCATCACCGTCTATACGCTCTATTTTTTGAATATACTTCATATCGTTTGCTTCTAAATATTCGTGTATAGCTGATAAGTCTGTATACATATAACCATAACCCTTTTTGTTTTTCTTTAAGTTATTCTCTGCCATAAATACCTCCTAAAAATTTCAATTTTGTAATATTTGTTTACTTTTTTATCTTCGTGTGGTATTATCTATTTGAAGTTTTATAACTTAACCTGCTTTGACGAGTGAAGTTCATTTCTGACTTTGCTTGTCTTTTTTATTCTAAAGGTTTTACAGCACCAATTATTGAATTAATATTATTTTCGATTTGTTGTAACTTTACTGTTGTTGCTCCATTATTCATATTTTCTAATTTTAAGGCTTTAGTTACATCAAGAAGCTTAAAATATAGTTCTAGTCTATTTTCCACTTAGATTTCCTCCTTGTTGTAGTTTTTTAAAATAGCATTAAATCTTTGATATGTCTCATTTACAAGCTTCTCAATTTCTTCACTCATAATTTGCTCTTTGTTATCAACATCTGCCATAACAATAGACATTAGTCCTTTTTCCATTCTGCTAAGTTTAGCAATACAATTAAAACGGCTGTCTTTTAATCCTGTTCCTAAAGCTTCTAACATTAAATTTTGAAGTGTACTCTTTCTTTCAGCTTCTTCTAATTTTTTATTAAAGTCCAATAACTTCACCTCCTATACAAAAATAAGCACAAAAAAAATACGCTATTGACTAGCGTATTATTCTATACTAATATATATAATATTTAATTTTAAAAAAACTCGTAAAGGGCGTCCTTCTTTGATTTTGTGCAATGTTATATATTTTTTAAAAAGGATTTTTAATCCTCTTTCCTGTTTCCTAAAATTAAATAATATTGTTTCGTTAATACGCTGTCTAAAATATTAATAGCATATTTTTTTTCGTTTGTCAACAATTTATGAAATTTTTTTGTAATTTTTTTCAGATTTTTTAGTTTCAGATTTATCAAGTTTAATCCTGTAACTCAGTAATAGTTCGTATGTTAGGGTTATTAAATTCATTCTTGAAAGTTCAGTTTCTGTTGTAAATTTTTGGTTATGAGTCATAAATTGAAATGATTTTGTTGCAACTTCTAAAGCATACATTATTTCTTTTAATTGTTCATCTGTAAGCTCGACTTTTATTATTTTCATTATATCACTCTCCTTTGTACTTTATTCATTTAGTGGATTATTATTTACAGCCTCTTTTACTCTAAGTGCTAGAATATGTACATAAATTTGTGTTGCAAGTAATGTGGCGTGTCCTAAAGCTTGTTCCACTAATAGAATATCTTTCGTATAATCATATAAAACTGTAGCATAAGTATGTCTTAATGAATGTACTGTATACCCCTCTGCTCCCACTTTTTTATACATTTCTGATATAATTTTTTGTACAGTTCTATTTGAAATATGTCCGTTAGATTTACCTTCAAAAAGATATTCTCTATCAGAATTTTCGACATATTTTTTTATAGATTCAGAAATATTTGGACTTAGATATACAGTTCTTTCTTTGTTTCCTTTACCTAAAACTTTCATACTTCTATCAGAAAAATCAATTTTCGATATTTTTATATTAGTTAATTCATTAAGTCTTATACCTGTTTGAATGAATATTTTAAATATCAAATGATTACGATTTCCGACATTTAATGACATTAATTTATCTACCTGCTCCATATTTAAAACTCTAGGTATTCTTTTAACTTTTCTTATTGCTTCTATATCTTCTAATGGATTATCTATTTCAGGGTTATTCCTTAGTACCCAAACAAAGAACCTTCTAAGCATTGTGAGCTTTAAATTTCTTACAGCAGTTTTATTATTCTTTTCTGTTGCTAAGTAATAAAAATAAAATATTATATCTTCTTTTTCGACATTAAGTAATACAATGTATGACACATATTTTATATTTTTTAATACACATAAAAAACGAAAAAAATCAATTAGATAATAATTATAATTGTGTATTGTTTTACTTGATTTATTAAGCGTTTTAAGATATTTCATATATTCTTCAATTATTTCCATATCATCACCTTCTTCTTTTGTGAGCAGACGCTGTGGCGTCCATAAATATATTATACCACCCTTAATAATTTATGTCAACTTTGAGAACCACTTTTCGCCACTTTTTTATGTTTACATATTTTAATTTATGATTTATAATTAATTCAGAGAGGTGTTTATTATGGATATTTCTAAGAATATAATAAAATATATGAATAAGAACAAAATTCATAGTATTAGACAATTATCTATTATTTCAGAAGTGCCATATAGCACATTAAAAAAGATAATGCAGGAAAAAAATAATGATATAATGTTGTCTACTGCGATAAAGCTTTCTAAAGCACTTAATATCTCAGTTGAGCAACTTGTTAAATAGAAAATAAAAAAGCCTCAGGTTTTATTCTGAGGCTTATATTTATAGTTTTTTAGTTATGTATTTCTCTATACATTGAAATTGATTTCCAAAACCAATAACTTCCATATAGTAAATGTCATTTAGTTTTTTATTTATTCTAACTCTTGCAATTACTTTACTATTTTTTATTAAAGATTCGTGAATCCAAAATTGATAACCGTTAGAATCTACCAATACATCATTGCCACCTACTATTAGATTTGATTTTCTAGCTCCTGTATCTTTTATTGGTATATTAACTTCAACATAAGAAAATGTATTATAAAATGTTTTATCTATTGTATAATTTTTAGAATCATAAGTTCCTTTTTCATTTGGTATTCCAAGCCAATTACAAGGGTTTTCTTGCCAACCGTACTTATCCTCAGGAGTTCTAACTTCAAAGTGTAGATGTACTCCTCTTGAATTTCCAGTATTTCCCATTAATCCTATTTTTGATGTACGAGTTACTCTATCTCCTACTTTTACAAACATCTTTCTTAGATGTCCGAATAAATAAACTTTTTTAGTTATATTGTCTCTTACTTTAACGCTAAATCCATAACTACCATAAATTCTTGCCATAATTACTTGACCTGTTGAAACTGAGTAAACAATATCTGAGCTTATTCCAACGAGGTCAATTCCTGTATGATACCCTGCTATGTAACCATTTGACTTTACCCCATAAGGCTGAGTAACTTTGAATCTTCCACTAAATGGTAAATTAGTCATCTTTTTTACCTTCCTCTTTTAAATTTAATTTTGATTTAATTTGCTCAGGTATAGGTACTCCAAGTTTTGCACAATTTTCAAACAAACTCATTATTTCCATAAAGGATATGTACAATGTTAAAAATACCATTATAAGGCTTGTCCCTATTGCTTCTTTTGAAATAACACCAACTGTAACATAGACTAGCTCCCCTACTTTTTTACCTATTCCCTCTCTCATTTTCCAACTTTTCACATCATTGTGTACCCAAGCGTTTGTATAGCCTGTTACAACATCTAAAAATTCTAAAATTAATGGTATTAATATGTACCATATTTCATTTGTAAATTGTAAACTTTGTAAATATTCCATTATTTCCTCCATAAATAAAAGAGAGTAGAAATTAATCTACTCTCTAGCATTTTTTATTATTAATAACCTGTAGTCCAACCTGCATTTATAAAGTCTTGATAATTTGATAATCCCTGACAAATAGTTGCTTGGGCTGATGTTAAACCTAAATCACTTAATTTTTTATAAGATGTGTTTGTTATATTTGAATTAATACACATTGCTAAAATGTTATTTAATGATTCGTTTGATAAATTAGGACAACCATAAAAAGTATTTTGTAATCTTGTCATTCTGCTTGTATCGTATTGTGGTATAGTAGTTAAATTATTGCAACTATAAAAAGTCCAATACATAGAAGTAGCAGAAGATGTGTTTATGTATGGGGCTTGTGTTAAAGATGAACAACCAAAAAAGGTATTATTTAAGTTAGTAACTAAACCTGTCCCAAAGTCTGATACTGATTTTAAACTACTACAATTATAAAAAGTTTGATATAGATTTGTTACTGCGTTTGCGTTAGTAAATGTAACATTTTCTAAAAGTCTACACCAATAGAAGGTTTGGTATAGATTTGTACATTTTGCCAAGTCTAATGTTTGTAACTCTGTAATTGCTTGGCAATAATTAAAAGCTGAATCTAAAGTTGTAACTTTGCTAGTAGATAGTTGAGGAATTGATGTTAGTTTGCCGTCGCCTGAAAACATATTAGACATATCAGTTGCACCTACAGTACTAGGCATATTTTTAATTTCAAGTAATTCAGGAAGTCCATTAAAAAGATAACTTAAATTTCTTGCACCTGTAAAAGTTATTCCAGTTAAATCAATAACTTTAGTTATAATTCTTGTAATTGTGTTGCCCCCTATTACTGTATGATTACCTTTTATTAGAGCAACATTGTATTCTGATGTTCCTGTAATCATTCCTCCATTAGATATTGCTGTTTTCCCTGCCATTATGTCATCTGCTGTTGCTGTCATAGTGCTACCTATATTATCTATTTCATCTGCGTAACTTCTGAAAGATGAATCTGTTGTAAGCGTCCCACCTTTATTGTTTATTGCTTGTTTTATCAAGTTTTTTGTTTGTTTTAAATAATTTAATTTATCTGCTATTGACATTTTTTACCTCCTAATATCCAGTAGTCCAACCTGCATTTATAAAATCATTGTAATTAGACAAGCTTTGACAAGTTGTAGCTTGTTCCGAAGTTAAGCCTATATAACTTAATTCCTTTACATCTGAATAGTTAGTAGCATTAATACACATTGCTAATATGTTATCTAAAGAAGTATCAGAAAGAGAAGTACAGCCTTCAAACATTTGATACATATTAGTAACGCTTGAAGTATTAAATTCAGGTATTGTCACTAAGTTATTACAATTTAAAAACATTCCTGACATATCTGTTACTAAGTTTGTATTTATTATTGATATTTGAGTTAAATTGTGACAGTCATAAAATGCCCAGTATAAGTTTTCACATCTTGAAAAATCTAATTGAGGTAGCGTTGTTAGATTTGGGCAATTACCGAATATACTACTGCAAGATGTTGCTTTAGAACAGTCAAGTGATATTACACTTGTTAGGCTTGTACAAGACTGAAACATACAATCCATAGAGGAAGCGTGTGAGGTATTTAATTGAGGTACAGTTGTTAAAGAACTACAACCGTCAAACATACTATTAAAATATTCAGTATTTGATGTATCTAAATTTGGTATTTGTACTAATGATATACAACCGTCAAACATTTGAGACATATTAATGACATTAGGTGTGTCAAGATAAGGTATCGTAGTTAGTGCTGTACAACCTAAAAACATACAACTCATACTTTGTACATTTGAAGTGTTTAATTGAGGAATTGTTGTTATACCAGTACAGTACGCAAACATATTTGACATATCGGTTGCATTGCTAGTGTCGAAATTTGGTATAGTTGTTAATAGTCTACAATGAGCGAATAACTCACTAAAATCAGAAGTATTTGATGTGTCTAATTCAGGTATTTCTGTTAATAAACTATTTATTCTATGAATTGTGTTATCTGTTCTTGTTTGCATAATTGCATTTCCACCTGACATTCCGTTTATTTCAGTCGTCATTTCTGAGATAGTATATGTGTCTACACTTCCAGTTTTGTTTCTTATAGCGTCTGCTAAATCTGTTAAATTTTCTCCGTCTACTAAATATTTACTCATTATTAAAATTCCTCCTCATTTCCATTGGGATATTGTGTTATTTCAGATAATAAGGTGGATAAATCCCCCACTATCTCTTCGTAATTATTATTCATTAAAATTCCTCCGTATTTCCGTTTGGGTAACCATTTATATCATCTAATATAGTTGAAATATCTCCCAAAACATTTAAAATATATTGTAAGTCTTCTTCACTATCTTGAAATTCTTGGTAAATAGTGTCTATTTCTGATTTAGCTTGATTTATATTTAATTCAATATCTTCTACATCAGATTTTATCTGATTCATTTCACTTATAGCGTCATCTTTTGCAGTTTCTATTTCAGCAAGCTGTCTTTGTATTAATGCGTCATCATAAATAAGACCTGCTGTAACAGTTGTACCGTCAGTATATGTAAGATATATTTGTCCCTCTTCAAGCCAAGCTCTCTCTATTCCTTTTCCAACTACATTGCCTAAGTTGTATGTAGTTGAATCATCAAGTATAAGTATTAACTCACCATTTGTAATCATTACATTTGAAATACTTACACCTTTAGGAATACCGAATTTTAAAACAGCCTCTGATTCAGTACCCAAATTTTCAACGGTTGGAGTTGCTGTAGAATTTAAACTTTCTGCTGATAATCCTACGATTTTACCTGTATCTCCTACATCTCCCTTTTCACCTTTAAATGCAGGTATTTTTAAATTACCTATATAAACTCCTTCTGTTTCTGCCATTTTATCCTCCTATTATTCATTGCTTATAAATGTGCTTTCATTTGTTAAAGTTATATGTCCTACAGCTAAAGTTTTTACATAAGGCTTAGTAGTGCCTTCACGAGGTAGCATAATCTGTATGTCATACCAGTAGTTACCATATTTTAAGTTAGCTGTATCTTCGTGTTCCATAATAAAACTTCCTTGGTCTCCGTCTACTGTGATTTCGCCTGTAGAATATTTCTTTTGTAGAATAAAGTTAGTTACATTAGCGTTTTTCTTCATAGTAAAATAAATTTCTGCATTTTCTAAATCTAACTCTTGTAAGTCTAGGTCTGTAATCCTAAAACTTATTGGAGGTGTATCACCTCTTGGAAATTCAAAATCTACTTCTAAAGCTTCCATTTAATCCTCCTATTAATTATGATTTATGTAATTTACTATTTCGTCCAATTTGTCGTATATAGTTTTAAGTTGATTATTTATGTAATCTTGATAAAACTCATTACTTAAATATTTCATTTGGCTTTTTGTTATTTGTTTTGGTCTTTTAATCTTATCCATAAATACCCCCATAAATAAAAGAGAGTAGAAATTAATCTACTCCCCATTTTTTTGCGTTTGCGTCTGCTTCATCTAATATTTTAATCATAGATTCATAAGTTTCTTGGTCTAAGTTTAATTTATTATTCTCTAAAGCTTTTCTTAAAGTATTTCTTTGCTTTTGAGTTAAACCATTTCCATTCTTAGTACAAGCGTAACCTTCTTTTGCATAAATATAATACATTTCAATGTTTGTTAAGTTTGAATTTTGTAAATATTCACTTACTTTCTTTTGTCGACTACCTGATATTGAATTGCCTTTTTTATCTTTATCTGCTTTAAACTCTTGCTGTAAATAATCCAAATAATCACTACTTACTTTACCATTATTAATAGTTTGTAATGTGTTATAATGATAATCTTCACCTGATGAAATATATGTATAAGTTGATAAATCGTTTTGATATATAGCGTCTTTAGATTTTTGACTAATATTCATATTTTGTAAATAATTAATTCTATCGTTTTTATCTTTTAAGTCTTTTACACCTGATAAATAGTTAATATAGTCTTCTGCTTCGCCACCTGCTTTCTTAATTGCGTTTATCGTATTATACATATCTTTTACTTCGTTTTTAGATGTATTTGAAACAAAGTTTATGTTATGATTTTTAGCATAATCTGCCTTTATTTCTTCTTTTGCATAAGAATATATTGTATTTATCATATTTGCTTTTTCTTCATCAGTCATATTTTTATAACCTTCTGAATCCATAAAGGTTGATATTAAATCGTATGATGTTTTACCAAATATTTCTTTTGATTTATTATATTCTTCACTAGAAATTCTGTACTTTTCTTTGTTTATAGTTAATGTTTTATCTAATGATTTTTGTGTTGGTAATACTTTTTCATCTGTAGATTCAAATAAATCTTTAAGTTCTTTATCTGTTCTAGTTTCAATATTTTTCTTTATTGTCGCAGGACTTACAAAGTTTTCTAATAATCTACCTGTAATGCTATCATTTCTTTTAACATCATTTCCCCAAACATCTTTTTTAGCAGGTAACATATTAGATAATCCGAGGTATCTTTGCTTGTTGTTGCTTTACAAACCTATCTAATGTACCTTCTAATCCTGTTTTTGTTGATGATGTATCTCTTTGAGTAGAATCTATAGTTTTTGTAACATTAGCCATTAAACTAGAAACATATTGGCTAGCATAACTTGAAAGAGCATAAGCTAAAATATCTTCGATTTTTCCTGAGCTGTCAGTATTATAACTTGATAAAGCACTTGTAACATTAGACAACATAGTTGTTTCAAATGCAGGTTCTAGTACACTAAATACTCCTGTTGCATAATTGTTTAATGAGGCTAAATCTTTATCTTGACTTATTAAACTTTCAACTTCTGCTCCTATAAATAATGGCATTGCAGAAGGGGACAACCATTCTAATGAAACATTGTAATCTCCTATTTGGATAGAATATTCCTGATTACCTAAAGCTTCATTAAATTTATCTTCGTCATCATCATTTCCTGCTTTTAAAGCTCCCATTTGGCTTAATAAATAGCCAATTATCGCTATTCCAGTACCAGTTAAACCTTTAGAAAATTGGTCTATCCTAGTATTTATAATGTTAGAGACTTTAGAGTTGTATTGTTCTTGTGTAATTTTTCCATTGGAGTATTGATTTCTAAGTTTTTTCATTTCTGTATTTATGTCATAAACTAAGCCACCAGTTGACCTTATTAAGTTTAATGGGCTATAAGCAACACCTTGATTTACTATATTTAAAGGTGTTTTCTTAAATGGCACTATTGCGTCTAGTAATTTACCCATAGCTCTTCCGTGGTAATGATTCAGAATTTTTTAAATTATTAAGCCAAGTTGCTACTTCGTTTGCTTGGTGAAAAGTGGCTTCTTTTGCTTGATTTGAAGCATACTCTCTAGCTTTTCGTAAAGCCTCTTCTTTTTGTTTTGCTACTTCTCTACTGTCAGTTTCTAATACTGTTAAATCCTCTGATGATAAATTATTTGCTAACATATAATTTTGAAGTGCGTCTCTATATGCACCTTTTAAAGCCCAAACATCTTCTTTATTTAACATTTCAGTATTAAACTTAGACATAGCATTTAATATTTTATTATCAAAATGTCTTTTTCTTTTACTTATTTCGGTATTTGGATTATCATTATATTTATTTCCAACATCATCTATAGCTTCGCCAAGTAATTCTGCGTCTAATTTTGCAAATGTTCTTTGGTCTTTATTTGCTATACCTATAGTGGCATTTTTCTGATAATCTTTCCAAGCCATACCTATAACATCTTCAATACCACCTTTAACAGTATTTTTAACATTTGTTAAAACCCTGTTTCCTGTGTTTCCTACCATATTTCTTATATGTGTTTTTGGATTACCTAACATCATTAAAAATCTAAAATTATCTAATCTTTCCCAAACAGTTAGAGGTAATTGGTCTGCTATTTCGGTATAAGCTTTATCCATTGCGTCATCTATATTTTCCATTTTAGAATTTTTAATTAAATCTTGTGTTTCTTTACTGATTTTAATATCAGTATCATATTTTTTAGATAGTCTTTCAGCTAATTTATTAGCAACGGCTAACTGCCCTTGTGGTGTCATCTTCTTTATTATTGATAATGCTTGTACTTGTTGTCCTAATTCTGTACCTAATATTCCAACATTTTCAATTAATTTTACAGCCTTTTCGGTATCTCCTATTTCTGAATAATGTTGTATTAAAAGTTCTGCTTCTGCTATATCGTTTAATGTAATTTTTTCATTGTTTTCAAATTTTGTATTAAATGAAGTATATACATTATCTGCACCTGAATTTTGGATTTTTTCGTTCGCCTTATCTATTGTTTCTTGATTACCAATAGGTGTATATTGACCTGTTTCAGTTTTTAATATTTTTCTTGAATTTTCTTTCTTTACGTCATCACTTACATAATCACTTTCTTGTACCGATAAAGGAAACTGTCTAGGCTTTGTCTTAGGGAGTTCATTGTTTAATAATTTGTCAGTTTCTTCTCTAAATACCTCTTCATCTTGTTGCATAGAAAAAGAACCCTCGTTTTGAGGGTTCTCGTTTATTTGTTTGCTATTTCCATTGCTCTTTTTATTATCATATCCTTGTTCAGCTTGTCCTTGTTGTCCGTTATATAATTCATCATTTCTGAAACTTGTTTGTCCGTTCTCAACATTAACATTGTTCCTATTATCGAATCTTCTGTCATTTTTAGTTGCTTGAACAATTTGACTAATAACATCTGATTCTCCGTCAAATTCTCCATTCTTAATTACCTTCCTTATACTAGAAATATATTCTTGATTTCCTTCAATTTGAATTTTCCCTTCAAAGAAATAATCATCAAAATCATTTTTATTAAAGATATAAAAATAATCTCCATATTCTTTAAAATTAATACCGTTTTCCAAATTTGGTGTATCTGTATTAATAGCACTCGATACAATATTTATTTCTTTATTAGAAATTTTATTTTCTATATTAATTTTTATATTATTATTATCTTCTACTTCTCTTTGGAGTTTTTCGTAGGCTTGGGTGACATTCTTATAAAGCTCCCCTTCTTGTTCCCTGCTGTTATTTTCAAGCCACTCTTGGTAAATTCTTCCTCTAGTTTCTTTATCCAAGAATCTACTGTTTGTTTTGTTCCATTCTGCTCCATTATAATTACCTCCTAATTCTTGTGATAATGCTTTAGCAGAAGCTATTACATCATCTGTTAAAGAATCACTATATATCTTAACTTGGTTGTTATTTGTATCAATAGTATAATCTGTTATACCAACTTTTTCTAAAGCTTCTTTAACTCCGTTTATGTCATTAAAATTGATAACAGTTTCAACAGAGTTAGCTTCTGTGCTATCAGCGTCAAGATAATTAGAAGATATTACAGATTCTTGTTGCTCATAACCTAAATCACCCATTAAAGAAGCGATTAAGTTAGCTTGTGTCTCATCTACATCTTGTAATTCAAATGTATATGAAAGCTCATTTACCATTTGTCCTGCTGTTTCGCCTTCTTGGAATGTATAACCACCTATATTAGTTTGTATTCCTGTAACTTTACCACCAAATAAATTAGTAATTGTTTCAGCTTTATTTTTAAAATCAGTTTCTACCTGTCCTTTTACTTCATTAAAATTTTCGCTTGTTATTGGAGTATTATAATAAGGAGCTACAGTAATATTTTGTACAGATGTATCTCTATTCCCTTGATTAATATTATAGTCTAAGTTTTGATTTATGTCAACTTTATTACTTACATTTTCATAATCATTCATTTGATTTAATACATCTATTAAATTATTATTTTCATCTTTAGTTAAATCTATTAATTCTTGTTTTTGCTCATCTGTAATATTTTCATTATTGTTTATTAAATCAGTAATTGTAGTTTCACCTTCAAGTATAGAATGGATTTGACTTTTTAAAGTATCTTCTTTTATATTTGTTTCATTTAAGTTATCAACATCAACCTCAATATTATTATTAAAATCATATTCTTGTGAGGTTAATTGTTCATTATGGCGTATAGCCATTTCTATAGCTTGTTCTACTTGTTTAGTATTTAAGTGATTTTGAGAAGCAAATTCTTTTAAGTGTTCTTTTTGAGAATCTGTTAAATTAGAATTATCAATTATAATATCATTTTCTCTTTGAGTTTCACTATTTAATAAGGTTTCTTGTCTTATTGCTTTTTTCTCTTCGTTAGTAAGTTTACTGTTAGTATCTTGTTCTATTTGATTTATTAAGGCATTTGATGAAGCATTGTTTTGAGCATATATAGAACCACCTTCTCCAAGTCCACCATTCAAAAAGCCTATCATAGCACTTTCAACAATTTCCTCAATATTGATGTTTTCATCAAATTTTGCACCGTGTCCGACTTGTTCTGTGATTCTATTCATAATATAATTTAATCCAGTATTTCCTAATGATTCAAGTATTTCTTCTGTTCCTTCACCACCTGCACTTATTGCAGTCCTTGCTAGGGCTTTACCTATTCCACTTTCAATTTGTCTTGTTACTTTATTTTTAATAGCGTCATCTATTCCACTACCACCAAAACCTTGTAATTCAAATATGTTCTCTGTTAGGGTACTAATCGCACCACTTCCAACACCTCTAAGTAACGCTTGCCAACCTTCTGCGTCTTTTTTGCTATATGTATCGTGTAAGCTTGTTCCAAAACCTTGTTGAAATGTTAATAAATTACCTGCTAGTTTGCGTTTACTTCCTACTACTCCTAATGCTGTTGACTGTCCCACTCCTTCTGCAACTTGATTAGATGTTTCACCAAGTAATGAATTTTTATCAAATATATCATATATTTTGTTTTTAACTTCTTCGTGTTCTTTTTGTTGTTCTTGTGTAGCTCTTTTCCACCTCTCGGCAGTTTCTTTATTCCCTGCAATATCATTTACTGCTGACAGTCCATATCCAACACCTTGTGTTATTGCGTTTCCTATTCCTTCTATACCACCTATTATATGTGTGCCAACGCCTAAAGCTGTAGAGCCTACTGTTTTAGTTACATCACCTAATTGATAACCGTCATAAAAATTTTTAGGTCTTTGAGCAATACTTTTTAATGTATTTAATGCTGATAAAATTCCTGTATTAACATATCCACCTAATGTGCCGTCGTTTACACCTTTTAATGATTCCTCGTTTTCTTTTTTTATTTTTTCTTTATTCATATTATAAAGAAATTCGTTTGTATCTAGCATTTTAGATTTATCAAATTCAGTAATAGCCATTAATTGACTTGCTCTTTGAGAAACTTTTGAATACATATTTTCTTGACTTTTATGTAAATAATCAGCATAAGAATTTGCTTCTTTTATAGAATTAAATTTACCTAAATATTCACCTGTATTATAATAATGATTTATAGCTTCGTCATCTGATACTATTTTACCATTTACAACAGTAGGAATTAATATCTCTTTGCCTTCGTTTTCATCATAAAAAGACATACTTCTAACTGTACTTATACTACCGTCATCATTTTGTACAACAGGTCTGTTGTTTAAATTTATATTACCCCTACCATAACTTGTATTATTTCCATAATCTCTTGCTTGTTTATTTATTAAATTTCGAGCTTCTTTTAATCTACCCTCTTCTTGTAATTTCTTTTTTAAATTAGTCGCCATTTTTTGCTCCTTAATTCAAATAATTCATTAATATTTTATAATCTATGTCGTCTATATCTCCATTTGCTTTCGCTGTATCTACTAATTGTTTAGCACCTTTAACAGTAATTCCTTTTCCCATTGATTTATCAATATATTTAAAACCTGTGGTTTCAGAACTATTCAAAATACCATTAAATAATTTTTGTGCTTTAGTAGATAAAGTACTTCTGCTTTCGGTTGTTTCAGTTGTTGTACTTTTTTTATCTTCGGTCTTATCTAATAACCCACTTGGAGTAGTTGATTTTGAAGTATAGCTTCTACTTCCTGAGCTTCTTCTAGCTTTGTTAGGAATTTTGGAGTTGCATTAATGAAAGTTGGTAGTCCCTGTCGGCATTGGCTTGCGACATTTCTAACTGCCTTAACTGCAACTCATATTGTTTTTGCCATTGCTCATCTGCTACTTGGTCTCTGTATAAGCCATATCTTAATTGATATGTGTTCATAGCAAGTTCCATTTTTTGAGCGTAGGTGTTTGCCAAATTTTGTGCTTTTTGTATATCAGCGTCTATATATGCCTGATTTATTTGTAAGTCTAATTGTGCTTTTTCTCTATTAAGCTCTGTAACTATAGAGGTAACATTTCTTTGGTAATTATTATATAAGTTGACTCTACTAGATTCAGAATAACCACTATTAGTTAAACCTTGTGAGGCTATTGTTTCAGCATTAGCACCATAATTACTAGCTTGTTTCTGATAATCAGCATATAAACCTTTAGCTGTTTTAGTAGCGTCTTGCTCATATTGTTGCCTTTGAAAATCTGTTTGGAGTTTAGTTTTTTCTAAACCTTTATCAACTATTTGGTCGTTTAATCTTTGTTGCTCAGCTAAGTAATTATTTTGTTTATTTTCTAACTCATCTATTGCTGTTTGAGTTCCTATACCATTGACTTGTTCTGCCATTTGCTACTCCTTTCTTATCCGTTTAAAATATTTGAATTAGATTTTGCAAACAACAAACTATATCCATAAGTCCAAGAACCTGTATCTGAGCCGTGATAATAACAACTTACAGTAATTTTATTTGATGTTGCACTTCTTACATAAAATTGAGCTGTATGTAAATGATTTCCTGAATTATTAAAAGGATTAATCAACCCAATAAAAGTATATCCATTCGGAATACTATGTTCATTATCTCTATCGTGGTCGCCATACCAAGCACTTGTTTGACGCCAAGTTTGCACTAATAAAGCACCATTCATTTTAGTTGTTAAGCTTGAAAGAGAACTTGAAACAGCATTTGTTTTAGTATCTACATAGCTTCTTAAAGAACTATCTAAATTACTCATTTGGCTTGTTAGATTTGTTTCTAAAGTAGTAAGTCTTGAATCAACACGACTTTCTAAATTAGTCATTGAAGCAGTTATACTTTCATTTAAACTTGTCTGCCAGTCTTCTAATTCATCTAGTAATTGGTCGTTTAAAAATTCTTTGATAATATTTCCTGCCTCGTCAAATTTTGCTTTTAAATCTCTTGCTGGCATTGCAGGTTGGTCGGCTAAACTCTGAATAATGTTTAAATCAGCTGTTAATCTTTCCATTTTACCTCCTATCTCTTAGCATATCCACCTAAGAAATTTTCTATTTCCAATAGTGCTATACCAAAAGGTTTGTCTAAATTTATATGTTTCATTCTTATATTTGTTAATTCTTCATCAGTATAAGGATTTGCTATCCATTCATTTATAGTAGGTACATAGCTTCCAGTCTCAGAATCTATTTCCACATACATAATTAAACTATTTTCTGTATCTAAGGCAAAAGATACATCATTTGTTTCATCATAATAAATTGGGTATTCTATCTCATCTATAATAATTCTTGATTCAGGTGTATCTTTTATTTCATCATCTAAATAAATTTTAGTTTGCATATCTATAAACTTTTTCTTTTTAGCTCTATAAATGATATATGTACTATCTCCACCTGAAAAACTAAAGTTAGAAAAATCTATATTGTTAAAATCAAAACCACTTGTACTTGCTTCCTTAACTGTTTTCCAGTCAATGTCTCTATTTGTTTTTACTGCAATTTTAATTTTACTATTTTGGATATTTTTAGCCTTTAATATAGAACCTCTTTTATTAGTTTTCTTGTAATGATTTGGATAGCCAAACATATCTCTAGGTGTAGTCCAATGAGCTTCTATCACTTTACCATTATCATTAGTTCCACTTACCACATACACATATCCGTCATCTGTTCCAAAATACAAAGTTCCTAGTACCTCTCTTAAACAAGTTACCTTAACAGGTAATTCCCAGTAATACCATTCAAATTCTTTACCTGTAGAACCTTTAAATGTTTGTCTTGAATCTGCTAAATATACTTTGTTATCTATAGCAACTATCATAAATCCTTGATACTCACATACCCTTAAAAAAGAATAATTTGATTCGTGAATCATCTTAGCGTCAACCATTGAAGAGGCGTGAGTTACACTTTGCTCATATTGGATATTACCACTCATTAACTCTAAGCCTTGTTTACTAAAGAAAACTATATTATCCTTAAAATTAAATCCTTTAGAATAACAACCTATTGAGATGTTTCCTTGTGAAGTTGGATAAACTCTTCCATAGTCAGTAGCTGTTGTAGGTGTTAAGTAAAATATTGTGTCTCTTGTTTGGTCGTCTGTTTTTAAAACCCAAAGTACATTATTACCTACTACTAAAGATTTGATTTTATTATCACTATTACCACATTCGTAGTAATCTAAATCGCTACAGTATGAAGGATTATTTAAAGAGCAATGAAAAACAGCATTTGGATAATCTTCGTTTCCACTAAAGAAAATACGATTATCAAATACTGTTGCTATTGTACAATTTAATATTCTTTCTTTATATCCTTGTACAGTCTTTTTAAATTTAATTGATACATTATCTTGTCCTATTACACTTGGTGTAGCAGGAGCAGTATTAAAAGTTACTTTACCTGCCACGGTATCTACTGTGTAATTTGTAACTGTAGTGCTATTTACTTTTACCTCTTCAACTGAATCTATATCTTGTGAATCTAGTAAATAATCAATACTTGTTCCGTCTCCTGAAAATGTATTTATCCTATAATCAGATAGCATATTTACATCATCTAAGATTTCACCACCACCTGACGGACTTCTTGATATAGTTGTTGTTGGTATATAAGCATTATCTAATACAGATGTAACAGTTGTTCCGTCATATTTTAAGTAATTTGTACCGTCAGTTATATATAGGTTATCTCCAAACATAAACATATTAGATTCGTTATCAGCCATTTGGCTAAATAAAATCTCTTTTGTTTCTCCGTCTAAAGAACCTCTATATAAAGTAGTTCCACAATGTACTATAAGTTTTGTTCTTGAAAATAAATACATTCCGTGTATTCTATCATCATCAAAATGTTCTATTAGTTTATAACCGTGGTCTTGTTTGAATTATATTTGAATCTGTTTCAGCGTAAGATTTCCAAACATTTAAACAGTCAGGTGAGCGTGATGTATCAACTAAGCCTGTAGGATTAAGCAAGTCTATTCCTTTGAAATTGCTATATACTCTAGTCATAGAGCTTCCTATTGAATAAGCCATTAATCAAAATCTCCTTCTGTTATATTCGCACTAGCTCCAATTTTACTGAAATTAATCATTTGAAGCTTTCTATTTAATACTCTTTCAAAAGCCGTCCAGTCTTGTCCGAGGGTCTGTTTTAAATAAATCAGAAGCTACCATATATGGAAGTATAGCTTGTAATTCCTGAGGTATTTCAAGCTCAAAATCATCATCTGTTTCTTCTGTAATAGGTTCTAAATAAGGAATATACTCAACTATATAAGTTAGATTATCGACATTACTTAGATATAAATAATCACCTAATATTTTGTAATCTCCCTCAGATAAAGGATTATTATATTCGTCTAATACTGTAATAGATTTAATCTTTTTACAGTTTGGCATTTTTACTCTTTCATAGCCTTGTTTGTCAGTATATTTGCTTACACTTATTTCTTTAAGCTTAGGTATAGTTTTATAGTTAGATAACTCTTCATAAGGTGAAGCATAAAGTAAAGCACACTTCATTTGTATATCTTCATCATCAGTAAAATAAGTATTATTTGGTGCGTACTCATCACATAAACTAACAAATATTTTTTTATTTTCTCCGTATGTCATAGCTTTCTCCTATTCTAAAGTATTTAAAATTCCTTTAATCTCCTCTAGTGTTTGGAATCCTTCTCTTGTTACTATATAACCGTCTCCTTCATTCCATATAAGCCTTGTACCAAGTGGAAGTACATAAGTAATTTTAGATTCTTCCCTCATAGATGTAAGTTCGTCTATAGATTCTTCGTGTGTTATTTCTGTTGTAAATACTCTGCCGTGTACTGTTTGCTGTACTTTCTTTCTTTGTGTTCCGTCATCAGATGTAATTTCAAATTCATCTTCTACATCTGTATCTTCCTCTATTGTTAAACATAAAAAAGGTCTTAATGAAGGTGCTACAAACACTCTTTCTAATTTCTTTTGTTTTTTGTTCTTATCAATTTCCATAAGATACCTCCTCATAAATTATTTGGCATAAGTTTAAGGACTCGAACCTCAAATAACGGTTTTGGAGACCGTTGTGTTACCAATTACACCAAACTTACATAATGGTTGCAGGAGACAGAATCGAACTGTCAAAGTTTGGGGTATGAACCCAAATGGCTTCCATAGCTTCCTGCCAAATATAAAAAAATAAGGGGCATTTACGCCCCTATATTATCTATTTAAGAATGGTGAATCAGCAATTCCACTTACAGTCTCTTTTATAGCGTATGCTTGTTTAGGTTCTACAACTAAACCACCATATACATATAAACCTTTGAAGTATGTACCGAAACCTTTTTCTTTTTCAACAGCTGAAACTTTGTCGATTTGTTCTGCAAATGCGTAAGCTTTACCTGTTCTTAAGAAGTTGTATCTTACATCAGAAGCTACAGGTAATCTATTTTCAATGCAAATATTAACATTGTTATATCTACCTATAATACCTCTCTTCATTAAGTCAAGGTTAGCTGTTGCAAGTTCTGTCATGTGTATTCTTAATTCAGAGTACATTTTTGGAGAAAATTCTCCCCAAATTTCTGTAGATGTTGGTACATTATTACCATATAGATATACTAAACCGTCTTCGATAGCTCTCATTACATTCTTTTCATTTGGTGTAATAGCTGTAGCTGAGGCTTCGATAGTTGGTTTTGTAGAGTCAGTATTTATAACTGCTTGATATAATCTTGCAGATACAAATTCGTCAGCGTCTAAAGCTAATGCTTTAGCTGTTTCTGCCATATCTTTTTGTACAGCACCTGGGATAGCTTGTACTTTGTCTATATCGTCATAATATTTACCAAAGTATCTTTGTTGGTCTATAACTAATTCTGCTTCTGTTCCGTCAACCTCATCAAATGTAATATCTGCACCTTGTGTGTATGCTCTAATTTGAGTATCACCAAGTCTTGTGATGTGTAGTTTTGTTCCATATTTGATTTCACTATTAAATGAATAATCACTATGTTTTCTCATACCTGTAATTACATCTAGTTCTTTTAATATTGTTCTTGACCATAATTCAGGCTTAAATACTTTTAATGCTTCTGCCATTTTTTACTCCATTTCTATGGACTATTTTTTATAAAAGTGATTCATTGATTTCATAGCTTTTTCATATATTTTGTCATTCTTTAAATCTTCATCTGTTAAAGCGTTAAATTCCTCGATAGTAAAGAACTCATCAGGAGCTTTCTTAGAATCAATGTCTTTTAAAGACCCTGCTGAAAATGGCTTTTGTTTCTTAGTACCATTAATTTTCTCGTACATATCGTATATATCTTTTATAGATGTATCTTTATTGAATTTTTCTGAAAAGCTTTTAAACTCTTCTGAATCCACTATGTCCTCATCTAGTCCATTTTCTTTAATTTCTTTTAATCTTTTTTCTGTTACTTTTTTATTTTGTAAATAATTATTAAGTTCTGAATATGTTTCCTCTTCTCTAACTGTTCTGTTAACATTCGCTAAACGGTTAAATTCTTGATTTACATACTCATCATCTTGGGCGTCTAAAATTTCTTTAGCGTCATATTTTCCTAGAACTTTGTCATCATTTTTGTTTGACCTTGTCCTAGAAATAGTTACTCCATACTGCTTTTCAGACATATCTAGTAAGCCGTCTAAGCTACTTTGATTAGTTTGTTTCTTTAAGACATCAATTAATTGGTCTTTCTTAAACTCTTCATCATCATAAGCTCTCATTTTCCTTGAAATTGCTTTATCAAGTTTCTTTTGGAAGTTACCTTCCCATTTAGCTTTCATTTCGTCTACTTCTTGCTGTGAGTAACTCTTTGTGTCCTCAACATTTGCTGTATCTTTTGTTTGATTTTCTGCTTCATTATCAACAGATAAATCTTTTTCGTTTTCTTCGTCCATAATTGACCCCAGTTTAAAGTCCTCCGACTATAAATTCGATTTTAGTTCTCACGAACTTGGTGCTTTCAGCAGGATTCGAACCTGCAAAAACAAGTTTCTAAGACTTGCGTGTATGCCAATTCCACCATAAAAGCATAATTGGTGTCTCCAATAGGATTCGAACCTATAAAACCTAGGGCTTAAACCTAGTGCGTTTGCCAGTTTCGCCATAGAGACATATTTTTATACATTTTCCAATTTGGAAACGGAATTTGTATAATAAAAGAGAGACCTTCCAAAATGGAAAGTCTCTTAATCTATGAAAGAGGTATTTATTAGTGGCTTTGTTTTTACAAACTTAGCCACTCTCTTAACCACTTACTTGACCACTTTCTTGACCACCAAAGGCTGAAAAGCTTTCTTGTCCTCCTTCTGATACATCTTGCATTTGTACTTGACTTGCGTCCATTAGTTGCCCTTCATTTTCCATAACAACTTGATTCATAGCTTCTTGCATTGCGTTCATTCTTTGTTGTATTTCAGCTATTTTCTGTCTTGCTTCTTTTCTACGCTGTAATATACTTTCTAATGTTGGTTTAGGCATTGCAGAACCCTCAGGAAGTGCCTCCGTATATTCTTCTAAGTTTATTAATCCTTTTAATAATAGATTTTCTAGTGATAATTCCTGAGCGTATCTATCATAAGCTGATGTAGGTGTTATATCTATTTTTAAATTAACATCTATTTTATCTAATTGCTTTTTACTTACTTTAAATGGTTCTTCAAATGTTTGTATATTTCCCATTTCGTCATATTCTTCTCGTTTAGTAAACAAGTGAAGACCGTCTAAAAAATATGTTTTTATTAAATCAAATATTACTCTTGCACAGTCCTCTAAGAAATACTTAAAGTTTTCTAATTGCTCATTTAATGGTTGTTGTGAAGCTTGTTGTATAGCAAGAATTGCTTTTCCTGAGCTTCTTTCAGGGTCTATCTGACCTGTTGCTGTATCACCTGCACCTGCTAACTCTCTTGTAGATTCAATTAAGTTCTGTTGTAAGTTAAATGCGTCAGGACTTATTTGAGCAGGATTTAAGTAAGTTGCTACAGCGTGTACATCATCAGCTTTCATACTACTAACCTCAATAGTAGAACCTACCTGACTAAATGATTTTTTGTTTTTAACCATATCAGAAGCTACAACAAGTTTTGGATAAGCACCTAATTTTACTGCTATAGCTCTACGAGTTGCTGTTTTATTTATCTCTCTTTGGTTATCAATTAAACCTCTTACTTCTGAAACACCTCTTGAATAGCCTTTTTCCTCTTCCCAAACAAAATGAGCAAAAGGATAAAGCTCACATTCTGTATCTTGTGGCTTAATAATATCGCAAGTTCTTGTTGATTCTGAAACCCATATTGTACCATTTTCTCCTCTTTCAAAACGCTTAATAACTAAGCACATAGGAGATACTTCATTTAACATATAGTCTTTTCCTTGCTGTTCGTTAAAATCCATATCTGCCATTATAGATTCAATTTCTTCATCTGTTAGGTTATTGTAGCCATTTTCTCTATAATATTCAGCTCTTCTTATAACTTCTTTAACAGGTTTTCTATATGTTACTAAAATATAAGGTTGGTCTTGTATTTCTGATGTATTTTCATTGCCATAATAGATATTATTTTTATCAATTTCCTCTGATAGAATCTCATCATCTTCATTATAGAAATAAATAATTCCCTCAGAGTTAATACAAGCATTTTTGATTATCGAACGAACTTTCTTACCACTTTGAGATTTCTCCCAAGTCCTATTTACGAACTGAGATAAGCCTCTTGATACATTTTTAGTAAGCTCTAATTCTTCTAAATTAGAATAAGTGTTTGGATTAAATACTATTTCATAAGAATTTTGATTAATAATACCGAATCTTATACTTTACAATAGGTTTTACAATGTTTAAAGTCATAGGCTCAGCCTGAGACTTAGGCTTTTGCAGACCTTCCCATTGTCTACCGTGGTAAAAATCATAATTTTCCTTGCCTTCTGTGTACATATTAAGCCTTCTGTTATAATTTTTACCTGTCTCATATAAGTTCCAAGTATCAGTTGTTTTAAATTCGTCTCTATCCTTCATCTTCTACTCCGAACTCTCCTTTATAATTATCTATTTCTTTTATCCATTCTCTAGTTTCATTTAGCTCTTCTTCTGCTTCAACTTTTTCTTTATGTTCCTTAATTATTCTTTTAGGAGATTTAATTTCAGGCAAATTAATATCTTGCTTACTCTTAAAACCAATTTTGAAGCCAAAATAAAAGCCTACTATAAAAAATATAGTAGGTATAAAACCATTTAAAATATTAATAATCATTACTAAACCTCTTCATTTTTCTTGGTTTTCACATTTTTCTTACCACTTTTAGGGGTATTTTTCACATTTTTCTCATCAGTTTCTGTAACTATCTCTAAATCAGTATTTACAGATTCCTCAATTTCTTCTTTTGTCATAAATTCTTCAAAATGAATTTCTCTATACATTGATTTTTTCATTATAAACTCCTTAAACTCTAATTAATTCTTCCCCAAAATCTTGGGTTTCCTTTAAGTCATCAAATTCAGGCTTTTCGTCATTATAAATTCCAAAAGGACTGTAATCTATTGCAACTACTTTAGGAGGTTCTTTAGGAATCTTAAATTTAGGTGCTTGACTTCTTATATACACGGCTATTGCTAGTCCCATAACTAAGTCGTCGTGACAACCCTCCTCTGCTTCTGCTCTACCTCTCTCATTTCTGACAAAGGTAATCATTTCCTCTAAAGTAGCTTTATCATTTATCAAATATATATTTTCTGCTACTATTTTTTGAAGCATTGCAAGTATTAAAGGTCTTGTTACTCTAGTAGTTTTAAATCCTAGAGATTTCTTTAATTTGTGAGTATATGAATCCTCAGTCTCTCTTACATACTGATTATTATAACCAAGTCTTTCTAATTCCTTAATAGGATAGGTACTAAAGTTTGCTTCTATACCAATTAAGGCATTGTTATAATACATACCGTAGGCAATACATTTGACGAGTGTACTCAACTTCATCAAACTCTCTTCTTAGGACAGCTACTTGGCTTCCTGTTATATTATCTATTATATGAGCAGTAAAATAGTCAGAACCCTCGCCGAGCTGTATCACCACCTATAACATAAGGACGCCTTTTCTTAGGAGTATCATATATTCTTATAAAACCTTTAATATCATCAACCCATTCAAAACTCTCTATTCTCTGATAAAGGTCATTATAAACATAATTAAAATAGCCTGTACGACTTGCACCTTCAACTTCTTCTATTCTTTTAGATACTTTCTCGCTATTAAAATAAGACTTACCAATTACGCCCCAATGACCTAAACAGTAAACCTCATAATAATACTCGTCAATATCCTTAAAAGCTTCTAGTGCCTGTCTATCTTCATCAGTTAAGAACTTATTATCTTTATATGTACTAAAACATACTGTAGCTTTTGCTACTTCACCGTCTACGAAGTGTCTCTTAATCCAATGTGAAGCATTTATAGGGTTGAAACTTAAAACCATTTGCTTTTTAGAAGTACCACCACGAAGTCTGACTTTTAACTGATTTATGTCAGCTTCCATACACTCAGTAGCTTCCTCTACCCATATATCAGTAAGCTCACCTGACTTAAATGTAGTAGATTTAACTTTTTCAACATCATCTAAGCCTTTAAAGATAACTTCATTACCATTCTTACATCTAATCCTTAAATTAGATTCTGATATATCAAACAAGCTTTCTAGTTTCCAATTTCTTATAACTTGCATAAATAAAGCAAATGTACTGTTTCTATTAGTATCACCAGTTTGTCTTACAACAAGTAAATTCATCATCTTCTTTTTAAGAATCTTCCAAATATACCTCTGTACTATAAAATAACTCTTACCTGATGAGCCTCCTCCATAGAACACTAAATATCTGTCCTCATTCTCTAAATAAGGAAGATATACAGGATTAAAAACACTCTTGTTAATATTAACATTCATATTCTCTCCTCTTTTAAGTGCAATTCTAAAGTGCAAATATTGCACTTAAAACAAACGAGAATAAAAAATAAGGCAGTATTGCGTATTACTTCACACAACTTACCTTATAAAAACCTCGCCTATTTAATTTAAAAATAAAATCAAGAAGAGGAACTCCTAATCTAAAATAATAGACCCCCTTCTCTTATACTCAGACCTCTTTTTCTTTTCCTTTACAGGTCTTGCTTCTAATACCACTTGGCAACCCTCAGGTATTTCTCTACCTGTGGTTACGCTATACTCCCTAACTAAAGCCTTTAATATCTCTAACTTATTATAGACTTCTATACTTCTTTCAGGTCTTTCATTATCCTGCAAAGTATACTTCGTTACATACCTCTTTACATTCTTACTAAAAAATCTTTTAGTAGTGATGTTATAATGCTTACCTTCTACTTCGAGTGCTTGGACTAACTTATTCAAGTATTTATTAATGTCTAACATCTACTCTTCCTCATCATCATTTATTAGATTTACAGTTATATCAGTAGTTAAATCGGTCTTTACTTTATCAACATATAATTGATTTGCTTTTCCTAACAGTTCTAATGCTCTTAACTTGTCTTGATTATTTGTGTCTAATCCAAATGCGTCTTTCTCTTCTCCTCTTGCTATCCTTGTTAAGATTTCCATTATCTCCTGCACATCTGCTATTCTATCACTTGCTATTTCCTTTTTCCTTATGTCAATATAATTGCCAAACCTTTTTAATAACTGTACTCCTGAATCTGTACTCTTATATCCTGCTTCTTTAGCACTCTGACTTGCATTTCCTGTCATTACATATAAGTCAATGAATTTCTGTTGTCTAGGTGTTAGCTTCTCAAATGGTATCTCTTTTACATCATACGGTACTATTTTGCCCATTTTATCGCCTCGCCTATTATAGTATAATTTATATAAGAGGATAGATACTATATATATAAATCTTGGGTGGTGGCTTGGGGGGAATATACCTTGATGTAATACCTTCTTATATATACTACATATCATATATACCCTGCACCCCTACAGCCACATACAGTTGTAGGTATCTTTCCTATATATAGTGTGTGGGATTTTCCAGTTTCAACATTGCACAAAAGAGGTCTTTTGACTAAAGTTGAAACACGGAAAGCTACTGTAACAAGGCTTTTGAAAGATATTTTTTTGAAAAGTTTTCTTTGATTTTATTATTTCAATTCTTTAATCTTTTTTTATTCTTTACACTTTCATTCATTTATTATCTTTTCTTTTCCTTCTCTTTCAAGTGTTTCATTTTATACCCTTTTAAAATATACCCTACACTTGAAATAATACAAAAAATAAAATTTATTTTATTTTTTTACCTTGTTATACTTTCTTTTTTCTCTTTTTCTTTCTTTTCTCTTTATTTTTTTATTTATTTTTCTTTATTTTTCTTTTGTTTCTTTTCTTTTGTTTTCTTTTTCTTTCTTTTTTGTTTCTCTTTTCCTTCTGTTTCTCTTTTTTCTTTCTGCTCCGTGTTTGTTTGAAAACAAAAAATAACTCCTAAGCTTTTTATTGCTTAAGAGTTGATATATTTTTCTATTATATCTATTTTAAATTATACTATGTTTTAACAGTGCAAATAGTACATTTTAAAATTTTTTAAAAATTTTTTTACTTACTCCTGCAATGCTTTGATGTATTTTTTGAAAAATAGGTGTTGACATTCTACCACGAATGTGTTAAGATATAATCAGCAAAGGACGAAGGACAAAAAAGAGCCTTAAGAGTTGCGACCTCTTAAAGCTCACTAGAGATAAAATATAATAACCTGCGACAGCTAATATATTTATAACTCTTTTTGTATCTTATCTCTAATTAAATGAATTGTCAATACTTAATAGAGATTTACTTGTGATAGCACTTGCAAGTCTCCGTTATAAAAATATTAAAGAAAAGAGGTACAAAAATATGAATTTAGAATTTGTTGAAGAATTAACAGCAAGATATGATACAAGAAAAAGCTTTTATGGAAAAGCTAAAGTATACCAAGATAAAGAAGGCAATTACTACTTAATGAGCTATTCTACAATAGTGAGCGAATGTAAAAATGGAAAAGTTATACACTATGGAAAATATTCACAGACTACATCAAGACATCAAAAAGAATTTGAAAGACAATATAGTTATTAGAAAGAAGGTGTATTTTATATGAATATTAGAAAATTTAATATGTTGGGACAGATTATAACTTTAAATATTACAGAAAAATATATACAAGTAAACGATAATAAGAAAGTTACTTTTGAGAGAATGAATGAAATACAAAAAGAATTTGGCTATTGTAATGACATATATAAACCTACTGCATTATTAGTATATATAGCTTATAAGAACGGAAAATTAAGCAAATATAAAGATGTTGAAATATAGAGCTTGAAGAGGCTTTCCCCTCTTCTGCTCGGAAAGAAGGTGTAATTATGAATATAGTGTTAAATGATAAAGAACTTGAAATGTTAATTGATAGCGTTTATACAGAAAAATGTTTTGTATGCAAAGAAATAATATCAATACAAGGTATGATTAAAAATGCAAAAGACAAAGGAAATGAAGAAGAACAGAAATATTTTGAAAGACAAGAAATAATCACAAAAGAAAGACTTTATAAATTAGAAAAATTATCTTTTAAATTATCTTTAAAATATAACGACCCTGATAAATCTAAGAAAGAAGGTGTGTAATTATGGAGATAAAAAGATTCACAAAAAGAAATTTGAAAAAATTTGAATTTGTAAACGACTATGGCTACACAAGATACGGCTTTCATCACGATACTACACTATTTGAAAATGGTGTAAAAATTGCTACACACAGATGTAATTATATCAATAGGACTTGGGAGTGTTACACTTATCAAACCGTTATGTTATGTGCTGTTGATGATTTAATTGCAGAAAAAAGAGATGAAATAATTGAAAATTATAAAAGAACTAATAATATTAAAAGACTTACAAAAGATAAAAAAGCACTTGCAGAAAAAGAAGTTGCGAAAGATAAAAGAATAAAAGAATTAAAAGCACTACAAAAAGAATTAAGAGGCTATAATTTTTAGAAAGAAGGTGTTGAAAATGATTAATGGAGAAGAATTTAAAAAAATTGAAGAAATGAAACAAGCTTATAAAACACTAGCAAAACATTGTAGACTTACTCTATCATTTGGATTAATGCACAAAGAAGACTACGAAGATATAAAAGCAATTATTGAAAATATGGAAGATTTTAACGATAAAGAAAATAAAGTTGTTGCAAGAAATATTGAACTATTATGCAAGGCACTTCCTAAAGTTTACTATAATGAAGGAAATCCAAATAATGGCAAACCCTATTTTGATACATTAGAAATAGTTGGAGATGATTTAATTGTACTTAGAGGTCGTGGAAGTGGTATAAGTGAAGAGGATTTAGAATATGCACAAAAAATCGTTGATAGATTTGGAAAAGATACAAAAGCAGATGAACACAAATTATATTTAGAAAGAGAATCACTAGGAGTAAAATATTACATAATTCGTTTATGGTGGGATTAAGAGGGTCTTTCCCTCTCTCCTATCAAATTTAGAAAGAAGGTGTTAAAAATGATTTATTATTTAATAGAAGTTAAAGAAAATACATATTCATATTACGGAAAAGAAAAATTCCCTAAAAGGTCTTATGGTAGATACCACGGAAGGATTTTACACATAAATTCTACGGAAGATTCTTCAATTCCCTTCATAGTTGAAGAAATAGCATATAAAAGTAAAAAAGGAGCTATACAAGGAGCTAAAAAATTACAAAAAGAAAAACCAAATGCAAAAATAACTATTCAAACTGTAAAAATTGAATAATTGGGGGTGTTTATTATGGGTAATAGAGCTGTAATAACTACAAGAGACAAAAGAATTGGAGTATATTTACATTGGAACGGTGGCAGAGATTCAGTTGAGGCATTTTTAAAATATTGTGAATTACAAGGATTTAGATGTCCTGAGGACGACTGCTACGGATTCGCAAGACTTGTACAAATAATTGGAAATTTCTTCGGTGGTGGACTTTCACTTGGAATTGATGAATATGACAGACTTGATACTGATAATTGGGACAATGGAGTTTATATAATTGAAAATTGGAAAATAGTTGACAGATTATTTATGCACGGAGAAGAACAGGAAAATTATGATTTAAAAGAAATGTTAAAAAAGATAGATGAGGCACAGCCTGAGTCAATGCAGTTGTTTAAAGATATTAAGGCAGAAGATATTAATTTAAGGGGTGATTAATATGATTAAAATGATAGAATACTACAGATTAAAGAATTTAGAAGATGAACTAGAAGAACTTGAAACTAAAATATTGAACTTACAGAAACAGAATAAAATCAGCAGATTTGATTTAAAAGAACTTGAAGGAATATATAGTAAAATAGCTTATATTAAAATTAATATGGCTTTAGAAACTAAAAAGTAATTAAATTGTAATTGACTTATGTTAAATTTATAAATATTATACTTACAAGGGGGTGTCTATATGGCATACGATAGAAAAGAATATCAAAAAGAATATTATAGAAAAAATAAAGACAGAATCAGTAAATATAAAAAAACTCATTATGACCCAAAAGAAGAGTACCAAAAAGAAAAAAAGAGATATAGAACTTTCTCTATTAAAATTGATAGACCTTTAGCTTACAAACTTGAAAATAAACTTGTTAAAGAAGGTATTGGATTTACAGAGTTTTTTAGAAGAGCTATAGAAGATTATATTAAATAAGAAGGTGGTTTTATGGAAGATAAATTTATGACTTATGTAGGCATATTTATAGTTGTACTTGCATTAATTGTAATAGTTGTCTCTAGTCCTTCACAAATTGACACTATTATTGACAATTCATTCGATTTAGATGATTTTATTGAAAGATGTAGTGTTAAAGCTACTGATAAAAACTATAAAAGGCTTAATAAAATGTATGATGATTTAATTAATCAATTTAATGACGAACATAATGAAATTGTAAATGAATATAAAAAAGAACTTGAAAAGAAAGATGAGGTTATTAGCGAATTGCGAACTCAAATTCAAGATTTAGGTTATGAACCAATATATTAAAAAGACTTGTAAAAACAAGTCTTTTTTTGCTAATTATAAAAAAACAAGGCACTAAAGAAGGTGATATTTCACTTTTTTTAAAAATTCGCTAATTTTTAAATTAATATGGGAGCGTTGACTAGACGCCTTTCAGTCGTTTTTTGCTGTAATGTGCCTTTGCGATTCAAATATAACAATAAACAAGTCCATTATAATAAGCTCGGATTCGAACCGAAAACCTTTAGTTCCCAAAACTAATGCTCTAACCTATTGAGCTACTCTGGCGAACTTCGCCAGTACCTTTTTGCAGAAATGGACTTTGCTTTTTTATTTAACTTTATACAAGACGCTGAAATTGTTTTTGAATAATGATTTTCAGTCATTTGCCTTTAACCTCTTGGCTATGTCGCTTGGGGCGACAGAAGGATTCGAACCTCCGTAACAAAACAAAATTGTTTCTTTTGCTGTAAGCGTTTTTACTTTTTGCCAAAATTATATATGTACAATTCCATATCTATTAATCCAATTAAAAGTTGGTTGCTATAAAAACTGGCATAGCAAAAAATATAATTGCAGTAATGGAATTTACTAAAATATCTAATTAAAAACAACACTATTTTTATTAAGCTTGGACTCGAACCAAGAACCTTCAATTCCCAAAATTGACGCTCTAACCAAATGAGCTACTCCGACTAAAATTGTGTCGGCAAATTTGTTGCAGTAATAGTGTTTACCGTGATACTTAGTGATACTTATTTTATATCACATTTACCCCTTATAATCAATATCTTTTTTGTATTTTTCTAATATTTTATCTATGTAAGTTGTCATATCAAATTTATTCTCTAAAAGCTTTAATATTTGCATATTATAACCACTCAAGAATATATTCCCATATTCATCAAACTCAGGAACAGTCTTGTTTCTAGCGTTTATATTCCACCATACTATTTTAGTATTTGCTCCATGTTCTTTAAATATTTTCATTGTATTTTCTTTAGAACGATTTGAACCCATATCAAACTCCATATCACTTAATACTATTAAATATTCAGGATATTTCTTTAATTGGCTTAATAAATCCATAACAGCTCCAAAATCTGTATTTGAGCAGTCTCCTGTATACATTGAATTATATTGTTCTTTTAATGTATCTCCTTTAATTTCTAGTAATTGAGGTCTACTTGAAAATGATACAACTTGATTTTTAGCATATGTAGAATGGATAGCAAGTCCATGAGCTATACTCATTGCAACTTCCATAGGTTGCATACCTTCTACTCTCCCCCAAGTCATTGAAGCAGATGTGTCAAGTATTGGTATAGCATTCATTTCTACTCCAATAGTTTTTTGTTCTACTATCTTTTTACCTATAGTGTCTCTTGCCTCATCTTCTAAACTATCTTTAGTAGCTCTTGATACAACTTTATGAGCTGTTGCAATATTTGCAGTAGTTACATTGATTTTAGCCTTGTTTTCTCTAACCTTTTGTAAATACTCAGCGAATCTTGTTTTAAAAGGTTCTTTAGTAGAAAATAACTTTGTATATCTTGTCATTGCTAAAGAAGGTACTTTTTCAAAATCTATCTTTTCCCAAAGTGGGTGTTTGTATTCGCTTTTTCCAAATAATTCATTTAATGGTGTTCCTTCATCTGACTTTTCAGCATAAGACAACTTATACTCAGTTGTATCAGCTTTTATTAATCTTCTATATTGTGCAGGAGATAAATTCCACATATCAGCAAGTGCTAAAGATAATTTCCTCTTTTTAGGATTTTTCCATTTTATCCTAGGACACCATTTTTTTGCTAACTCGTCCCCTTCTAATACTTTTTTATGTAAATATTCTAAGTTTTCATCTGTAGGGATATACACAAGGTCATCATATCTTCCTGCTTTTACTATGTTTTCAGGTGAAACTCCTGCTTGTGCCATTAATCTTCTACCTAATGCTCTCCTACCTAAACCGAATCTAGGGTCTCTAATAAACATAGAAAACACTTTTTCCTTCTCACTTGTTCCAATTTGTGCCTCGTCCAAATGTTTTTCAAAATATGGTGTCATGAAGAATAAATCTGTTAAGTTATCTCCTGTTGTTTTATATGCTTTATCTCCATTTTCTGTCTTTTTTTCGTATAAAATTTTTTGTAATTTATTCATAAATACCTCCTCTAAACTTATTTATCTTTCATAAATCTTCTAAGCTTTAACCTAGGTGTTTCAGGGGCTTTATACCCCATTTTGTGCATTATTTCGACATAAGTTAGTTTTTCTATATACTTGTATCTAATAATCATACGAATTTCTGCAAAAGGAATCTTTTGTATTTCTTCCTCTATTCTTGTGATTTCCTGATTAAGTCTTAACTGATATACTCTTAATAAATTTGTGTATTCGGTTAATTTCTCAGGTTTCTTTTCTATACCTTCTATAACGAACCTATGCTCAGTATAAGGAAATGTAGCAGAACTTCCTCTTACACTATCACTTACTATCTCAGCAGGTCGATAATTTTCAATTCTTCTTTCTAATTGTTCGATTTCTTTATTCAAAAAATCTAATTCTTCTAAATCTTTCCATAAAAGCAATTTATTACCCTCTCTTTCATACGAGAATGAAAAATAAGGTACTTTTATATTTAAGATGATAAACTTGATAGGTCATAATCTTGTTTAACTAATTTATTTACTTCATAAACTCCTATACTTCTTATTAATCCTAAATCCGAAGCACCAAAACAAGTTTTATAACCACCACTTATACTTTCATATAAACCAAAATGTTTATATTCTTTTATGAATCTATATTTTATATTTCCTCTTTCAATTTCTGTCGGATATTTCATTGTTCTTTTTCCTTTAAATATTTGCAATTTTTCTTTTTACATCTTTTTTCTGCAATGTCTTTAGGTTCTAAATAACATTTATGTAACTTACAGTAGCCAACAGCTCTATAGGTTTCATTAAGTCTACCAAATAGGAATAATCCAAGCTTGTCTTTATTATAGACTTTAGTTTTCCTAATACTGTACCTGCTACTCCTTTTCTTTGATTTTGACCTTTGGTGTTCTC